CCAGATTCCAAAAATTCACCTTAACAGCATCGTGCAAAAGCCGGATGCTGTGGGTAATGAACTTCACATTTCTAATCTTGACGTCAAATTGAAAGAGGATATATAAAATGCCAATCAGTGCATCTCATCTTGTACAAGTTTTGCCACGCATTTTAAAGGCTACCGGCAAAGACTTGGTTTTCAACGGCCTTGTGCTCACAAACAACGCAACTATTAAGAGTGGTACTGCTGTCGCTTTTGTAAGCGCTGGCGATGTGCTCGACTATTTTGGCTCACAGTCTGATGAGTACAAATTCGCAAGCACCTATTTTGGAGGCTTTGACAATTCACAGGTAAAGCCTGCTACATTGTACTTTTATCGCAGACAGGATACCGCCTTAGCAGGCTGGTGCCGAGGCCTAGCCGTAAATCCAGTTACTACCTTAACCGCTTTACAGGCTATTGATGCCGGCGACCTGAACGTAGAGATTGATGGCACACTAAAAGAACTGAAAAGCCTTGATTTCACGGCAATAACCTCATTGTCTGAAGCCGCCACCATTATCACCACTGCGCTAGATAGTGCAGGCACAGTTGAGTTTAGCTCACAGTTTAACGCGTTCATTGTAACCAGTGCTACAACCGGTCAGACAAGCGCCGTTAAGACTCCTACCGGCTCCATTGCTCAAATCATGGGCTTTATGGATGGTGCTGTGATTTCAGATGGTCAGGATGCCTGCGACTTAACAACGCTAATGACTGAGTTAACACAGGGTACAGAGACCAAAGACTCATTCCAGAACTTTGTAACATTCACCACGCTTGATGAACCTACCGATGCAGACGCATTAGAGTTGTCTAAGTGGGCCTCTTCTATGGCTACCGCTGGAGTGCTCTATCTGTATGTCTGCTGGGACTCTTCTGTGGGCAACTTAGACGCATCTAACACAGACGTTATCGCTGAGAAGTTGGAAGCCGAAAACGTAACCGCAACTTGCGTATGTTATCCGGATTATGCAATGGCCGCCTTTATTATGGGTGTAACAGCCTCGATCGCATGGGACCAGAGAAACGGCACAATTACTTATGCTTTCAAGCATCTACAAGGCTTAGGTGCAAGTGTTCAGAGTACCGCTAATGCCAATGCTTTGGATGCTCACAAAGTCTTATATATGGGTAACTTTGCAACTCGAAACGATAACTTCATACTGTCATACTCAGGTGCTATGCTTGGTGAGTGGGACTGGTTAGATGCTTATGTCAACGCTGTATGGCTCTGCAATGCTTTCCAAGTGCAGTTGATGGCAATGCTTGAGACCGCAAAGAGAATACCTTACAACGAGGCTGGATACGCTCAGATTAGGGCCAATATGAAGTCGGTTGTACAGAGAGCACTAAATAATGGTGTGATTGATGTAGGTATCAATATCAGCGAAGCCCAAAAAGCCGAGCTGACCGCGCTCCTAGGTGGTGACTATTCTGCTGAAATATACCAAACAGGATATTACATTCAGATTATTGATGCTGATGCTACTATCAGACAGCAGAGAAAGACTCCAAGTATCAACTTCATCTATACTTATGGCGGTTCAGTACACAAGTTAGTGGTACCTGCAACAGCAGTAGTTTAAGATAACTAGAGGGGTGTAACATACACCCCATTTTGTTACATGAGGAATTAAAATGACAGTAGGAAATATCACAGATGCTAACAGCGTTGTCATGCTGACAGTCGATAATCTTTATCCTGCCGGTGTGCAGATTCAGGGCTTTTCGACCGATACCGCATGGACAGCCGGTGACTCACAAATCGCCGAGACTCGTATGGGGGTTGATGGTCGTTTGAGCGCTGGTTACACTCCACAGCCACGCACAATTACTATAAGCCTTGAGGCCTCAAGCCCAAGCCTTGAGGTAATGCGCAACATTGTAGAGACCAGTCGAGTTAACAAGGCTTGTTATACTTGTGCTATGCAAATTACGATTCCAGCACAGGGCAAAGAATACAACCTTACCAATGGAGTCTTACAGACCGCCCATGATTTAAGTGACGGCAAAAAAACCCTCGATCCTTCAAGTTTTACTTTCATTTTCGAAAGTTGTGAATCAAGTACAATCTAATAAGTTGCAAGTGTGTGCA